AACACCGTTTACATTACTGATGGCGCATCTTTTGTAAATCTGATGGAAAACAAAGTACAGTTTTCTTACGGATACTTTAGTGACAGCATTGGGCTTTACGGTAAAGACTTCCCTTGCGGCTCTGCTGTTCTCTACAATAACTATTACGTCCTATTTACAAAGTATGGACTTGGCTGGTTGTGCGACCTGACTAACGATTACTCTTGGACTAGGGTTAACGCTTTTAAACCAGCGTCCCCATACTTCACAACATTTGGTGTTGGGATTGGCGACCCCACTGGTAGCGGACGTGTATACGCACCATCGATTCAAGTTGATCCGGCAAACCCTGACCCCGCAAGCGGTTCTAGAATTTGTCGTCTAGACACGATAGTTCTTCCGGACGCGGCATATCCGTCTCCAACCCCTGCTGGGTATACTCTCGGATCAGATCCGGACACAACTGGAAGGGTGAACTGCAACGTTATTACTAAGTCGTACACGTTTGGGTCTTCTGCAATGAAGCGTTTCCAGAAGATGGTATTTACGGGCCAGAACAGCGGCAATACGATTGTTACGCTCAAGAGCGGACTTGACCCGGACGTTATGGCTTTTGACGGGTCTTTTTATCTTGGGACTGTTTACTACAATAGTCAGCCATCTGTTCGGAAGGATCTGCGCGGGACAGCACCGCCGGGACTCGCTGGGAAAAAGATTACAAACGTTGGGATGGCGTTTGGTTTCCAGACGGGATTTACCGGAGCGACCGCTGGAGACTCGTTCTGGATTGACAAGATTTCGTTTAACTTTACCCCGACAAGGCAGGGCAGGGTTAAGCGCTAATGGCCCTTGACGAAAGCAACATCGAAGCCACACGAATCGCGCTAAGCGGCGCTGGCCCAATCCCCAACGCCGTCCTCTACAACAATGCTAAAGACCTAGCCGCCGCAATGAAAGCGGCAGGCGTCACGTTTGGCGGAACATCCGACCCACTCCCCATCGGCTCCGTCGTCGCTTATTCTGGCGCGACAATCCCCACAGGGTATCTAGACGCGGATGGTTCTAGCCAACTCCGAGCATCCTACCCTGACCTCTTTACGGCTATTGGGACGACGTACGGGCCGGGTGCGGTTCCGGGGACGACGTTCGCACTCCCAAACTTTGTTGGAACGTACACGAACTTCATCATTAAGGCGACGGCTGCGGCTGCTAGTACGACAGTGGTTAGTGAGACGCTCATTGCGGTGCCTCTAGGCTCGCTCCAGTTGTATGCGGGTAGTGTGTATCCGACTGGTTGGCTACGCGCTGACGGGACTGCTATCAGCCGCACAACGTACGCAGGCTTGTTCGCAATTATTGGGACGACGTATGGTGCTGGCGATGGCAGCACTACGTTTAACCTGCCGAACCTCTCTTCTAGTGGTGTACCCAGTCCGGTTTACATCATCAAGGTTACGCTTAGTGGGAGTGTGGAGCCGTCTACGGTTGCTCATGCTTCGTCGCATATTCGTGCTGGCACGGATGTCATTGACGGGGATCGGGTACAGATTGACTATGTGCCGTCTCGCTATGTCCGCAACGCTGCGGCTAGTGGTGCTGGCGCAGTCACCGATCTTACTGCGCATCTTGACGGCGTAAATACGCTTGCTGGTCAGGGGCATATTGTTTGCACGTCTTCAACTCGTCCCGCAAGCCCGGCAACGGGAACAATGATTTACGAGACAGACACCGGGTTTATTGTTGTATACAACGGTACAAGTTGGGTACAGATGATGAGTCCAGCAGCCCCACCGGGACTTGTGCTAGTTCAGCCTACTAGCGTGTCTGGTACGGGTGTGAGTGTTTCTAATGGTGTTGTGTCTATTTCCGGTACGTCACAAGTGTTTGTAAATGGTGTTTTTTCTAGTGCTTTTAGGAATTATCGTTTGATTTTTAATGGTAATGGTAGTGTGGCTACTGTTCAGAATGTGCGTTTTAGGTGGCGTGCGGCTGGTGTAGATTATGATAATAATTATTATAATCGTATGTGGTATCAGCATGTTGGGACTTTTTCGACAGCAGCAGGCGATAATGCTACTCATGCTGAGTGGCAGTATTTAACTGATCTACGAAGCACTTGGACAATGGATATTTTTGATCCTAACGTAAATACTTATACGACTTACATAAACCATCACGACTCGTATGGTTCAACCAATAACCTTGTTGGAGAGACTCATTCGTGGCAGTTCGCGGCGCGGTCTTATGATGGTTTTAGTATGAGTCCAAACGGCGGAACAATGAGTGGGACAATTAGAGTTTATGGCATTAGGGATTCTGTCTAATGAGTGCGGTTAAGGAGGCGTTATGACTATTTTTGGTAGTGGACATCAAGTAGTAACCAGCACCACACGACCCGCAAGCCCACTTGTTGGGCAGATTATCTACGAAACAGACACGTTTAGTCACCGCTGGTGGAATGGCACTGCATGGGAAGGCGTCACGCCAATCGGGTCGATACAATCCTTCGCAGGGTCAACCGCTCCCAGTGGGTGGCTTATCTGTGATGGGCAAACACTAAACAGCGTAGCCAATACGCAATACGCGGCGCTCTACTCCGCTATCACTACGACGTATGGAGGAACAAGCGCATCCTCGTTCCAGATTCCTGATCTAAAGGGGCGCGCACCAGTCGGTAAGGGCGCGAACGTCGCGGTAAACGCCTTGAATAAGAGTGATCTCCTTGCCGACGCTTCGCGTAATCCAAACCATACCCACACTATTGGTCACACGCACACTATGGGAAACCACACCCATTCGGCTGGCGGACTCCGCGCTCTTTGGATTGCTGGTGGTGGTATTATGTATTGGCAGCAAACCGGTAGCATAAACTGGAACAGCAACCTTTATGCTGGTGTTGGCGGGAATGTCGGCGGCGGTGGCAACTTTAATGATGGCATTACGGTTGGCGGCAGCACGGGTGGCCCGAGCAATAACACCACGGACGGAACTAGCGTTGCTAATAGCGGCTCCTCCGTACAGCCGTTCCTTGTCACTAACTACATCATTAAGATTTAGGAAGCATTATGTCTCCAGCATTCTCCGGCCTAGGCCCAACAGTGGGAACCTCTGCGGAGCGTGTTGCTCTTGTTTCGCCACAGATGGGTCAACTTTTTTTTGAGACTGATACTACGTTGTTTAAGGCGTGGAATGGTTCTTCTTGGATCACTACGCTAATTGGACTAACGGCTGGTGGTGATCTTACTGGAACCTATCCGAACCCAACGATCACAAACATCACGAACGCGCCGATTCATAATAGTAATACGACGCTAAGTTTTCGTACGTCTAGCACTGAGCGCATGAGCGTTGACGCTAGTGGGCGACTAAGGCTCCCATACCAACCAGCGTTTTCCGGCAGACGAACCGCTGGGTCAGTAACAGCAGGCGTGTTTGTTACCAACGCACCCTCTATAAATCGCGGTTCACACTACAATACGGGTACGGGAGTGTTTACTTGTCCCGTTGCCGGTGCTTACTATATGGCGTTTCAGGGCATTGCATCAAGTAGCCCCGGATACGGCTATATCCGTATTCACAAGAACGGCATAAATCAGGGAATGTTTTGTCACTACAATCTAAATGCTGGCAGTTGGAATACGCCTAATCTAAACGCAATTATTGACTGTGTCGCAAACGATCAACTTACTTTTGTTATTGAAACACAAGCCGGTAACGGCGGGCTTTATGGAAGTGAACACAACACACAAAGCATTATGTTGCTTGGTTAGGAGAATTATGAAAACTTTTACAATTACACTTAGCGACGTAGAGGTAGCGGCGCTTACACACGTAATGGCTGATCCTGAACAATGGACTCAGAACGCAATCAGCGAACGAGCGCGAATTGCAACAGATGAGATCGTGCAGCGCGAGATTGCGCGGATGGTTGCTGACCCGAACATTGCAGAGATCCCGGCGACTGCTGCTGAGATCGTCATGGCAGCAGAACTCCCAGCACCGCCCAGCGCGGGCTTTCCGCCCGACGTAGCGTCTGCTACTCTATAACTATGGATATGAGCAACGCGCAGCGCACTAACTTCAAGCCGGGCATGCCTCGTCTTGCCGGTAAGCCGGGTCAGCAGCGTCAGGTGACGCCGCGTAGTACGAATCGTGGTCAGGCTTCTCCGAAGCCGCCGCCTGCGGCTGGTATGTTGCCGCCTGCTAGTCGTCCGATGCCGACTGGTGCTAAGAAGCCCGGGCCTACTGGTGGTATGCCTCCTCGTCCGATGCCGCCGGGTAACGGGCCGATGCCGCCGGGTAAGAAGCCGATGCCGAATCGTCCGGGTGGTGTTGATGCTCGTCCGATGCCGATGCGTCCGGGTGGCAAGAAGCCGGGTGGCGATATGAGCATTATGAAGAAGATGGCGGCCTTTAAGCCCGGAATGTAGGAGTAGTTATGGCTGGCTTTCCCACTAAACCTAAGCGTAGTGATTTTAAGAACGGCACTTTTATGGGTGGCGTTGGTGGTTCCGGCACGTCTAAGCATGTTCGCAAGGAAGAGAAGGCCGCTCAGTCTACTGGCTATAATATGCCGGGTGGTGTTGCTGTGCGTGGCGCTAAGGTTGGTCGGACTGCGCCGGGCACTGGGGATCTTCCGAAGGGCGAGTGGCGTGGGCGTGGGGATGATAAGCGGTATGTGGGTGTGCCTGATCCGATTAAGGATAAGCGCGTTCATACTAAGAATTATAAGGAGCGTTCTGTTGATGCGGCTAAGGCTGGCGTTGATGCGGGTACGAGCCGTAATGCTCCGGGCAGGCCGGGGCGAGCGCCTAAGAAGGCTGATGTGCCCGCTGGTGCTGGTGATGGTGGCCGTCCGGCTCCGGGTAAGGGCGCTGACGCTCCTAAGGATGATACGCAGTCTGGTGGTGCGGCGTCGGGTGCTAAGTCTGGTGGTTCTGGTGGTGCTAGTAAGCCGTCGAAGTCCGCTCCCGCGTTGCCGGGTACTTTGAATTATTTTATGAGGATGACGATGAAGGATGGGCGGAAGAACCAGCGTAATCGGGCTTACCAGATGTTTAAGAATTATAAGAAGACTGGTAAGTTGCCCGGCGATATGGGTTCGGCTACGCAGTAATGGCTCGGCCTGCTCCTAGGCCCACGCCGCCGCCGAAGCCTACCCCTTCGCGGCCCGCTCCTAAGCCTACGCCACCTCCGAAGCCTACTCCTTCGCGGCCTGCTCCGTCTCCGGCGAAGCCTACTCCGTCGCGGCCCGTTCCGGCTAAGCCCACTCCGTCGAAGCCTAATCCTGCTCCGGTTGTTCGCGGGCCGAGTGGTGCTCCCAAGACGAAGCCGCCTAAGCCTGCTGGTAATCCCGGGCCGGGCCAGAGTTGGGTTTATAATGCGCAGACTAATTCTTGGCAGAAGAAGCGCAACTCCATTGCTACGCCTAATAAGCCCACGACTAGCACCGTTACGTCGCAGCCCGATGGCAGCACAACTGTTGAGGATACTCCGGTTGGGTCGGACGCGGATGGGGCTGGCGCTCCTGCTCCCGCTGCTCCTCCTGAGAAGACTCCTGAGCAGATTGCTGAAGATGTTAGGAAGGCTGCGGAGTCTCGTGTTGCTGATCTTGATCCTACGCTTCGTGGTGAGTACACGGGTAAAACGCTTGGGCTTGGTGGTCTTGGTTTTGGTCTTAGTAAGGCTGATGGTACGCGAGCGACGTACGATGAGATCTTTGGTTCTGCTGCTCCGGGCGGTGCTCCTCAGGCGGGGGCTTTTCAGGTTCGTGATGCTCAGGGGCGACTTGTAAATCGGGATCTTCTTGGTACGGATGTGTTTGGTGCTGGTGGGACTGGTACGGATGTGTCTGGCACAAAGTTGGGTCAGACAATTCTTGGTGCTCGTCGGACGGCGGCTAGTGAGGCTGAGGCGCGTTCTCGTAGTGGCACGGGTTCTGGTGGGTTGCGGACTGCGGCTGGCGAGCAGCAGGTTCAGCGTGAGGGTGCAGAGATTACTGGGCTGCTTGGGGAGTTGACTAACTTGACTACTGACATTGGTGGTCGGCGGTCTCGGGCGTTTTCTGAGGCGCAGGAGGAGGCTAGTTCGGGGGATATTGGACGGTTTAATCCTGAGGTTACTCCTCCTCGTGCTGGCGCTACTACTCCGCCCCCCGCGAAGCCCACGCCTAAGCCGATTAAGCCTAAGCCGATTAAGCCTAATGTTCCTAAGGCTCCGGGCGGTGCTGGTAAGACGAAGCCGCCTAAGCCTGCTGGTAATCCGGGGCCGGGCCGCAGGTGGGTCTATAATGCAAAGACTAATTCTTGGCAAGCGGCGCGCAAGTAAAAAGGCGAAGAAGTAATGGCAAAGAACAAAAACAAAAAGATTATTCCCGGCCCGTACAGTACTCCGTTTAAGACGCGGAGGGAGCGCGAGCGTGAGGCGCAGCGGACTGCTACTGATGCTGTTGAGAGTGTTCAGGTTATTGAGGATCGTCGTCGGCGCGAGGCTGCGGCTGCGGCTGGTATTACTCAGTCGTTTCAGGATATGTTGCGTCAGCAGGCTAATGCTCAGGCTAGTCGCCTTG